TGGGAAGCGTTATCGGCTACCTATTAGCAAGTTCCTTAAAAAGCAGGCAACTACTGAGGAGGAAGAGATTGAGGAGGTCCCAGGCAAGGATGAGTGGTACGATGCTGAATGCCCTGTTATTGAGACTTGGGATAAGTCAGCTAAGGAAGCTTTTCCTGATGCTCCTGGGCTTGATAGCAAGTACGGAGAGAAAGATCCCGATCTAGTTCGCTGGATTCACGAGAATCACCCAGAGGACTTCAAGCACCGATACAAGGGCAAGAAGACTGTTATGAGCGAGGTGGACCCCAATAAGGAGCGTCCCACAGCTAAGGCAGTTCGAGCCCAAAAGACTGCATTTCAGGACGTGAATGGACGCAAGGGCTATAGACCCGAGTTCCACGGATTTGAGGGAGTATTTGAAAAGGAGTACAGAGAAGCATTTAAGAGAGCAGGAGGACGAGTAAATGGATAACCCACTAGCACCACAAGAAACAGTTCAACCAACGGAAGCAACCCCTACTGAGACTCAGTCTCAACAAGCGGAGCCGACGTTTTATTCAATGATTGACCAAGAGACTGGTCAGTTCAAGGAAGGAGCTTGGGACAAGTACCCAGTGCCAGAGGGAGCCGATCCCCAGAAGTACCAGAACATAGGTCGGAAGTTCAATGACTTCAATGGCCTAGCTGAGGGGTACCTGAATCTAGAGAAGCTACTAGGACGGGAGAAGATCCCTATGCCTCAGGAGGGCGACGGCCCAGAAGCTTGGGATCGAGTCTACGATGCTCTTGGTCGCCCTAAGGAGGGAGAGAATTACAACGTGCCAGAGGGATTGCCAGAGGAGTTAAGCAATGAGCTTACTGGTTATTTTAAGGATGCAGGACTCAATCAGCAACAAGCAGATAAGCTTCTAGGACCCGTTCAGGAGATACTTGCGCAGAAGGCTGAGAGGGATTCCCAAGCAGCTGAGAGCAATGTGGAGGCAGCAATTGCAGCATTGGAGTCCGAAGTTGGCCCACGCAATACTCCTGCTTATGCTGAATCCGTGGAGAAGGCTGAGGCGGTAGCTGCTCATTTGGGGCTGGATGATGCAGCATTCTTTCAGGTACCTGGATTCGCTGCTAAGATGGCATCCCTGCATGCTAATTTAATGGATTCCAATATCAAGGGAGTCCAGCCAAGTACGATCTCGCAGGGCCAGAATGTCCAATCCGAGATTGATGACATCCTGTACAATCCTAGTAATAGACTCTATCAGGACTACCGAGATGGAAGGCAATCTGCCCATGACCACGTCCTGAAGCTCTATGAGAGACTCTCTGAGTCCCAGAATAACCCAGGAATCTAGCACTCATAAGCCATTGGTGTAGCGGTAGCACAACGGGTTTTGGTCCCGTTAGCCTTGGTTCAAATCCAGGATGGCTTGTTTTTTTGATCTTTTTTAAAGAAAAGACTTGACAACACTTTAATGAGACTCAGTCTCACTCTTGACTTGTAGAAAATCTGCCCTGTGTGGACCTACTGATAGTCGGAACCTCGAAAAGAAGTACCGCCTCATCAGATGGGGGAACGGGAAAGGACGTAGAGGAATGCCCTCGGGCACTAACCTAACCTAACCAGATATAAACAATGTCTTCACAATATCCTAATGCATACGCTCAGAAATTTGAGTCCGATGTGCATATTGCATACCAACAACGTGGACCACGCCTAAAGGGTAAAGTCCAAGAACGTAGTATGGTCGGTGCTGAGACTATGTGGTTGCCTCAAATTACTGCTGTTAACAGCACTAATGTTTACGAGCGCCACGCAGACACTCAGTACAACGATACTCCTCACATCACGAGAAAGCTTACTGCTAACGCAGAACGTCAAGCTGATCTCATTGATGTACCGGATCAAAAGCGTTCCGTGGCTCAATTCATGGGTCCTTACGCTGAGAACTTCGCACAACTCTTTGGCCGTCGCTATGACACGATCATCCTAGAAGCTGCCGTTGGCACTAACTACGAGAAGGTCGGTAACAATTCAGAAACCCCGATTACACTACCTGCAACTCAGCAAGTAGCAGCTAACTTCGGCGGATCTTCTGAGGGCTTGACTCTCGCTAAGATGATCGAGATGAAGAGCATCCTTGGTCAAAACGAGACTCCAATGGGCGAAATGCTTTACTTCGTTCATCGCCAACAGCAACTAGATGATCTCCTTAACAACGTAAACCAAGTTACTGACGCGGATTTCGCAGCAGTAAAGGCCCTTGTTAATGGTGAAGTCAACTACTTCATGGGATTCGAGTTCATCAAGACTCAGCTCTGTGCAGTTGACGGCAGTGACATCGCTTCCTGTGTGGCTTACACCAAGTCAGCACTAGTAGCTGGTATCACCGAGGGTTTCAATACTCGCGTTGAACAACTTCCAACCAAGAACTACTCCTGGCAAGTCTGGGCACAACAAGACATGGGTGCTACTCGTATCCAAGAAGAAGGTGTTGTTGAAGTTCTTTGTGACCAAAGCCCATAAACCTAGGAGGTAATTTACAATGGCTAACACAAATTCAACTTATTACACTAACCAGATCGGTTCTAACGGGGATACTCGTCACAAGACGATTCCTCGCGTTCAGAGCCCTCGCATCGTTCGCGTTCCAATTGACTTAGCGGGTACGGAATCGGCCAATGACACGCATACCATTCTTCGCATGAAGGAAGGTCAGTATGTTATTCCTGGTCAATCCTATGTTACCACAGAGGATGCTGGAACGACTCTAACGGCTAATATCGGTGATAGCACTGATGTTGATCGTTATGCAGTGGGAATCAATCTAGCTACTGAAGGTAAAGTAGAGTTCTGCTCTACGACTACTCTTCCAGCGGCTGAGTTGACTCCATTCGCAATCACTGAAGCCACACAAGATGTGCAATTGGAGATTGCAACTACTGGAACTCCAGCAGCAGCTCAAGTCACCGTGTATCTCGCGATCATGGATGAGCTTGCTGAATAATTCCTTGTCCTAGTCCTTAATTGGACGTTCTTCAAAAAGTCCCTCGGGTGCTTCTCACGGCACTCGGGGGCACCTTTCAATTATGGCATCACGTACTGACATCATCAATTTAGCCGCTGTTTACATCTCTGAAGCTAGGAGCATTGATCCAAGCACTGACACATCGGAGACAGCCAGAACACTTGACTTCCTTTATGATTTCAGCCGAAAAGAGGTCCTTAGAGCACATACATGGGGGTGCGCCAAAGAGGATGTGCAAATAAGCGCGGATGCAACGGCACCTTCGTTTAAGTGGAGCAGAGCCTTCACCCTCCCCGTGGACTTCGTAAGAATGGTAAGCATTCAAGAGGTTGACATTGACTTTATCAATCCCCCTAGGTACGAGATCAAGGGACGGAAGATCCTAACAAATGAAGCAGCTCCACTTAAGGTTACTTACGTAAAGAACCTAGAAGAAGTCGGAGACATGGATGATATGCTGATTAAGGCAATTGCTTTGAAGCTCGCAGCCGAAGCTTGCTTATCCAGAACTGACAGTATTCCAATGGCTGAATTCATTCTCAATAGGTACGAAACCTTTGTTGAGGAAGCTAAGTTCACTGATACAATGGAGCGAAGAAGGGCTCTTAATGATGCTCATGTTAATAGTTCATGGGATACTTCACACTACGGAGGTGAAGTTTAATGGCTCTCTGGCCTAGAATTAATAGATTTAATGCGGGGGAATGGTCCCCTTTGCTGGATGGCAGATGGGATCTTGAGGATTACCAGTCAGCACTAAGGAAGTGCAATGGCTTTATCCCTCTTAAGTACGGACCACTGGAGCGAAGCACTGGGACTGAGTACATAGCTGAAACCAAGGACAGCACCAAAGAAAGTAGATTGGTACGCTTCAGGTTCTCAGCTACCACGAATTACGTAATGGAGTTCGGGGATCAGTACATACGCTGGTACACTGGTGGATCAACTGCTAGTAGAGTTGAAATAAGCACACCATCTGCGTGGACGGCAGGACCTGCTTATTCAGTAGGTGATCTAGTTGTAGAAACAGGAACCAACTATTATTGTACAGCAGATCATACACCAGGAACCTTTGCAACGGATCTAGGCAACGGATTATGGCACGCATTAGAGGATGACATATATGAGATCCCTACGACGTATCAGGAAGCAGTTTTATTTGATTTACAGTTCGTTCAGATCAATGACTTAATTTACATCGTTCACGAGGATTACCCAGTTCGTAAGCTTTCAAGATACAGCAATACTGATTGGCGAATAGAGAACGTTGATTGGGACTTCCCTCCCTTGCTGGATATTAATACTACTAGTACCACGATTTACCCCAGTGCAACAACGGGAACTGGGATAACATTGAATGCATCCGCTGACACATTCACAGCTGACGACGTGGAGGCTTATTACGCGATTACTCAATCCAGGGATGGGCAGGAGATTACCTTTGATTCAACAACGGCGAACAAAGCGCTATCAGCAGCTATACCAATCGGAACCTATACCGTACCAACTAAAGGAGCGTGGAGCATAACGACTTCTGGGTTCTGGGATGGAAGACTTACGATCAGCAAGAGGCAGACATCAACCACTAATTGGACTGAGGTTTGGTCAGGTACATCTGATTATTCGGGGGCTGCTGGAGCTAATTTTATTTACAGCGGGACTGAGCCCAATGATGACATGGAGTACACCCTCGACTTCCAGCATGGACATCCTACGGCCGGTGCTGCTCCATCCGATGCATCTGCTATATTTACCGTTGAGCCCATTGATATAACTGGATTTGCTCAGATTACTGGATATACGTCCGCAACGCAAGTAACAGCTGATGTTAAGAAGAACTTTGAGAAGTCCGGTTCTGGTAATGCTGTAACTACTTGGACTGAGGGAGCCTTCTCGTACAAAAGAGGCTGGCCAGGAGCTGTTACGTTCTTTGAGAGCAGATTGATCTTTGGCGGTACGGATTACAGAAAGCAGAGAATGTGGTTCTCCTCCTTTGATAATTTCGAGAACTTCGGAACAAGCACACCTGACTTATTGGCAACGGACTCACTGAGCTATCAACTAGCATCCGTGGAGCAAAATAGGATCAAATGGATTCGAGCACGCAAGTATTTACTAATAGGAACTGAAGGAGAGGAATACAGTCTCAGGGGTGCTGATGGCAATGCCCTCTCACCAACAACACAACCACTGAGCACAATTGAAAGCACTGAAGGATCTAAAGGAATACGTCCAACAATCGTTGGAGATAGTTTACTGTTTTGGAGTAGGGATGGACGGAAGCTTCATGAGCTTCTGTTTTCTATCGGTGAAGACGGCTTTGGAACGAATGATATTACTAAGCTAGCGGAGCACATTACTGATCCCAGCATCAAGCAAAGCGCATATACCCAGGACCCTTATCGGATTCTTTGGAATATCCGTAC